TTCCTCCTAACCCTAATCCGTCTGTGCTGGCGATTTTTGCCACTATGGGCAAGCTGGTAAGCAAATGAGTTTCAGAAGCGTCTTCAGAAAACTCGCTCCAATTGTTCTGGCAGTGGCAGCTATTGTTCAGCCGGAACTGATGCCGTTGATCGGCAACTTTGTGCTGACTGCTGGCGGGGTGACTGCCACGGTAAGCACAGCCACGGCTGCTGCTATCGGATCTGCGACGGTAGGCGCTACTGTGTCGCTGATAGAAGGCGGTTCACCTCAGGAAATTGCTACAAACCTAGCCAAAAACACCGCTATCGGGATTACGTCGGGGGCGGTGGGCGGTGCAGTAGGCGCTGAGGCAGGTTCGGTTGCCGGGGCTGCTGCACGCTCTGCTACCGGCACTGCGCTACAGGGTGGTGATCTCAACACCATTATCAGAAACTCGATAGCCAGTGCAGCAGGTACAGGTATTGCGGAATTGAGCGGCAGTCAGTCTCTGGGACGGTTGGCGGGCCAGGAGATTGCCACGCCGGGTAACGTTGGCAAGCTGGTAACTTCAACCTTGCAGGGCGCAGGGCAAGATTACAGAAATGATCAAAACGCTCAGAACTATGCTAACCAACCCGACTTGCCGGGCGGCAGTCCTGAGAAAGCTGCGCTGTATTCTAACGAAGGGTATGGCGGGGAACCGGCACCAGCGCCTACCAGCCCGGTAACGTTTACTGCTAGAGCGCCCAAGCCTCGGGCAACACCTGAGCGCACGACTGCACCTGCACAGCAGCCCGCAGGCGCTGACAACGTTACTTCTGCTCCTACTGACACTGGCACTGACACTAGCACTGGAACTCAGACCCAGACTGTTGGCACAATAGATGTCGGCGCAGCAGGCAATCTGGCTGACGGATTAGGCACAAGTACGTCCACAATTCCGGGCGTCTCAACAACTCTTGGCGGGTCTCTGAGTACGGCCCGCGCTCCTGGTGATGTTTCTACAGATCCGACAGGAGGCCCGCAGAAAGCCGGGTGGAACGAGAAATCCCTGCGTTACCTTTTAGGACTTTGATATGTCTGCAACTAAGAAACTTACCGGCATGGGCGGCGACCTGCAAAGGCTCGCAGCACTGTTGCAGTCCAAGGGGCGTAAGGGCGACACCATCCTTGCTCACATCAACCCGCGTGAGGCAGCACTTCTAAAAGCCCGTGGTGGCTCGGGTACGCGCAATCCTGCGACCGGGCTTCCTGAGTTTTTTGATGAATTCAGTGACCCTGTAGACATGGGTTATTCGTTTGGGCAATTGGAAACTCCCGGCTATATAGAACCCCCGCCAACGTCTTTTACCGTTGATCCCAATCAGCCTGCCCCTACTCCGGTTAACGCAGACCTCGGAACTCAAGCCGGTATGATCGGCGGTGGTAATCAAGGGCAGGACAGCGTGACCATGGCAAACGCACCTGCCGGGTATAACTTTCCCAGTCTTGGGATGGGCACAGGTCAAGGTAGTCTTGGTTCATTTGCAAGCCCGCTTTTAAACATCCCGTCTGCCGCACAGCAGGCTAGGAATCTCACGCCCAGCACCCCGTCATTTAACTTGCAGCAGGCATTGAGAACTGCCGCACCGTTGGTCGGAGCAGGAGCCGCTGCCGCTGTAACGCGCAACCAAGCCGCTAGGGCCGGGCAACAAGGCCAGCAATACAAGCAGGACTACCAAAACTTAGCAGCCCCGTACAAATCGTCTGCACAGGCGCTGATGAGCGGACAACTCACGCCCGCCAACCAACAGGCTTTGGATGCAGCTCGCGCACAACTGGCGCAAGGAGCGTCTGCAAGAGGCGGTGTAGGCGCAGAACAAGCGGAAGCGCAGATTGCTAGACTGGAACAACAGTTGATCGAAAACCAGATGAACATGGGTTTGAAGATCGCTGCAATTGGCGATGCTTTTGCTGCAAAAGGCATTTCCGCTGGTATGCAAGCAGATCAGCAAATAACAAGCCTGTTGTCGGATGTGATGAAAATTATTGCTAGGGCTACGGGCGGTAGTTCAGAAATTTTGGGTAACGAGAACAAGCCGCAGACTGGCAGCAACACCCAGAACACCGGCACGACAGACGTTGCTACAGAAGATACCGCCACAACTGACGGCACTGTTCCGACTGTAGGCTAAACATGGCAGATATCAACGCACAAGCAGGTCAAGTACTAGGCGTTGCACAACCGCCTGTGGCTAACAATCAGACTAAAGATTTTAGTGATATTAAATTACTTGCAAATCAATTAGACCAATTAAATAAGAAACAAGAAGCGTTGGTAAGTGGTCTTGGTTCTATGAATGTAGGCTTGGCAAAAGAGCAAGGTGCAATTGCAGAAGGCAAACAGAAGCAAGCAGAGCGCGAAGCACAAGGTCAAACTCAAGCACTGGATCAACAATACCAGCAACAGCAGGCCGCACAGCAAGAATACAAACAGTTGCTGGATCAGAACCCGCTACCAGCGTTTGTTCCTACCAAAGACTCTGGGATGGATCTAGCCAAGCTGATGTCGTCTATGGCCGTTATGGGCACCCTGATGGGCCGCAGCGGTGGTGGACAATCCGCTATCAACGCTATGGCTTCCATGAAAGGCATGATGGAAGGATGGCAAGAAGGCCGCCAAGATCTGTACAAGAAAGAATCGGATGAGTTCACCAAAAACTACAACCGGATGCTGAAGATCCACGGTGAGTTCCGTCAGGAGATGGAAGACGCAATCAAGCTGGCATCAACAGACAAAGAGCGTGCAATCGCACAGGCACACGAAGCTGCCGTCAAACTTCATAGCCCTATTGTGATGCACCAAGTCAACGAAGGTAACTTTAAAGCTGCAATTGAGTCCGTAAAAGCTATGGACAAACTTGTAGCAGATATGAAAAAGACTGTTGGCAAACAATTGGCAGATGCTCTGAAAAGAGAAAATGATTTGGAAGTGGCTCGGATTAAAGCGCAAGGAGCAGTAAACGTTGCTCAACAACGTGCTGCTGGATCTGCTTCAAATAAAGGATGGAAAGCATATCAAACAAAATCAGGGCAAATTATTAGATACAACTCCGCAACCGGAGAAGTTGAAGGTGGAGATGTTGAAGATTTGGTTGGTGCTACAACTCTTGGCACAGTACCAAAAGGTGTTACTCAACAAACCGCAATTGCACAAAGAGCAGTTAATGCTTTGGGTGGCGTAGCTTCAGCAGTAGAAACTATTGTTGAACTTCCAGAAGGAGCTACAACCGGATGGCTGCCAAACCTTCAAACCAAAGACGGAATGATTAACGCAGTCAGAAACTCCTTAGGAAGAAAAATATCAAAAGTTGACGCTGAATTTATGAACACTCTATTCAAAGGTCTTGGAAGAAACTTGGCAACAATTGAATCATCAGGTCTTGCAACAGGGCTTGCCACTCTTGCCAATCAATTAGAAAGTGGTGTTTACATTAATGCTGGCGTTGATGATCCGTATAAAGTTGCTATGAAACTTGCCGACATTAGGCGAGTTGCTGTTGAGAACATTCAGCCTGCAATTGATTCCGGTTTGATGCCAGAGCAACAAGCAGAAACCGCAAGAAAACTTGTAAAACGAATTGAAGAAGTAATTCCTTATTCAACTATTGATGTAGCAAAAGCATATAACCAATCAAGAAGCCCCAAACCAACTATTGGACAATCAACTACAAAAGTAGTGTCTCCTTCTGCCCCGGCATGGACTGAATCTGACGAAAGCAGATTACAAGAATTGGAGAAAAAACTTGGCGCTAAGTGACCAAGAAGAACTTGAGCTTCTTCGACTTCGAAAGTCAAAAGCCAAGGCTCAAGGTGGAGATGCGGCTATCGATGGCTCGGTTCCTCCTAAAGCCGCTACAGAAGGATTGGCTCCCGGCTTGACGCCTCCCCCTGTTGCTACTCCAACAGAACGACGCAAACCTGCCCCGCCTCCTCAAGATCCTACTTTTGGTGAAAAGGTTGGTGCGGGATTGTATGGTGCTGCTACTGGTTTGGTTGGAAGCGCCGGGGAGTTAGAGCAGCTTGGCGCAAATGTTCTTCCTGAATTTCTTGGCTTAAAAGAAAAAGACAAAAGAGAAAAGCTGTTTGGCCGAGAAACTGTTTTCCCGACTATTGAAGAAACACAAAAAGTTCTTGGCAAGGTTGGCATTAAAAAGCCTAGAGAAGAAGTTAGCGGTTATCAGACTGCCGGTGAAATTATTGGCGGGTTTGGCACTGCAATTCCAGGGTTATTGCGAGGAGGCGTGAGAACGCTTCTTGGTACACCCACCGCAACAAGTTCTAAATTTGCAGAAGCAGCAGAAAAAATAGGCTTTAAATTATCTCCTTCCCAAGTTCGTGGAGATGTCCCAACCCCCGGAAAAGGTGCTACTGGCTGGTCAGAACAAAACCAAACACTTGCAAACCAACTTGCAAGCAAAGGCACCGGAAAAGAAGTTAAAGAAATTGATCCTAATTTTATTGGCCGCAGGTTAGAAGACCTTGGATCTGAATACGACAAGTTGTACAAAGGCCAAATTTTTAAAGTAGACCAAAGTGTTGTTGGCGTTCTTGGCACTATTTTGCAAAGAGAACAAGAATTAGGCGTTGCAGGTGTTTCTACTGTCAAACAAGCCGCACAGACAATCCTAGAAAAAATTCAACGTACTGGATTGAGAGTTTATGGCGAAGATTTGCAAAGACTTCGTAATGCGTTGACGCAACGCGCCAGAAGCACATCAAGCCGTGGTGACTCACACGAAATATACAATTTGGTTGACACAATTGACTATTCTGTTGGAGTAAACAATTCTGCTTTTAAAGAAACCCTAGATGTGTTAAGGCCGCAATACCGCAATACTATTATTCTTGAAGATTTGTACCGTCAGGGTGGAATTAAACAAGGAAATATTAGCCTTGAAAGACTTGGCAACCTTACTGAAGGTAAGCGGGATGCTTTGCGGCGTACTGGGCAAGACATCGACACGCTTGGAGAAATGGGCCGTGAACTTGGATTGCGGGCAAGGTGGGAAACGTCTGGACGTGCGGCGACAGCAGGCGAAGATGCTCTTGGAAAACTGTTAGGTACTCCAATTGATTTTGCATCAACGTTGACTGGAACCAGAACCAGACCTGCAAGAGCATTGCAGCGTGCGTATGGTGTTAACGACCCGCCAGTATTGACTAAGGCGTTAGAAAAAGCAGGCATGGCGGCTGGTGCCGGTACTGCCGCTGGACAATTTCAAAAGGAAGAATGATGAAAACTCAACGTGAATCACTAGAGCAAAAGTCCACCCGTGAAGGTGGTCAAAACGAACTGCGCGGAAGCATGGACGCTATGAAGGCGCTGGGTCGCAAGCCTATGCGTACCAAGACGCGGGTCACCAGGAAACCGACCCGTGGTTAAGAAAAAAGACAAGGGCATCAACCCGGATCTGGAAGAAGCGATCAGCGACCTTCTGAAGCAGGTGATGACCGACTCGACTGCGACGATCACAGACAAGACGCGGGTGATTGACCGTGCGCTCAAGCTGGAAGCCTTGAAAGCGAAGATGTCTGATGATGAGTGGGGCAGTGGTTTTATGAACACGGATGATGATGAGTAGTACTGTTACCATGACGATCCCCTTTAGGAGAAATCATGGACGCAGTAAAAGTTATCCGTCTGGCGCTGGATGTGTTGTCTGAGAAAGTAGTGTCTGTACTGGCCTTGCTGACCGGGTTTACGTTAGCTGCGTGGGTCATGCACGCGCCTGAAATGTATAGACTTTTAGCACTTGTTGTTTACACTATCTTCAGTTTTGTTATCACTATAAGATTCCGACCTAAAGAGGTTAACGATGCCTGATCTTGTAAGAACCATTCCCACAGAGGAATACTTTGATGCGGTAAACAAGGCTCGGGTATCTACGCCTCAGTCGCTTATCGACACTGACTTTGAGTATGGCCTGCAACCCACTAAGTGGGAGTTCCTGAACATAGTGAACAACAGGCCGACTTGCTTCTACACCCCGGCTGTCAGCGTGGCAGTCAGCAACATTGCGGGTAACGGCACCAGCTTTATCACGGTGACTGCCAACCCGACCCCGGCTATCGGCACCCCGGTTTACTTGCAAGACACCACCAACCAAGCTATCAACGGCTGGTGGATTGTGGATACAACCAGCTACAGCACGAACGTCAGCTTCACGGTATATGTAAGCCAAGTTGTGGGAACAGGCGGCATCTACGACGCCAACAAAACTTACGTCTTCGCCGGTAGTTTTTACAGCGGTGCAGGTATCCCGGTTGCGACAGGCTCGGGTGCTGCGTTCACCACCGGATCAACCACCGTTACTGTCACCACGGTCTACGCACACGGTCTGGCGGTAGGCGACTGGGTGTACGTGGTAGGCACTACAGCGGCCACCAGCGGCCCGCCTAACGGCACATGGCAGGTTGTGACCACCCCGACTGCCAACACCGCCACGATCACGATTGCGACCGCCTCTGTAGGCGCTATTACTGCTGCTGGTGGCGCTACTGCCACGCTCTATATTCGTCCTACGGGCATCAGCAACCATCGTTCGTTTGACGGTGGCGTGCAGTTCAGCAATGGTGGCTCACCTAACAGCTCGCTGGTTCGCCAGACCCGCCGGTACTTCCGGTATCAGTCGGGTAAGGGCATCCAGTTCTCAACAGGCACGACGTTCAAGCCTGCGCTGATGATTGACACGCTGACCGCGACTGGTCAGACGGTCACGCTCACCACCAAGTACCCGCACTATGCGGCGGTAGGTTCAAACATCACGGTTTCGGGTGCCACGCAAGCCAACTACAACGGCACTTATGCTGTTGCGACGGTTGCCAACCCCACAACCCTGACCTACAACGTGCCTGGTAATCCTACATGGGTCAGTCCTGCTACCGGCTTCCCGATTATCGTCAGCCCGCAGAATTGGTATGGCACCAGCAACCGTGTCGGCTTGTTTGATAATCAAAACGGTACGTTTTATGAGTTTGACGGCCAGACAACTTCTGTTGTGCGCCGTAATAGCACCACGCAGATCTCTGGCACGCTGGCTATCGCTAACGGCAACAATACCGTTACCGGAACCAATACCCAGTTTGTAGATCAACTGTCAATTGGCGATTATGTGGTCATTCGCGGTATGTCGTATCGCGTGTGGTCAATTCTTAGCCAGACCTCGATGCTGGTTTATCCCGAATACCGTGGTGGTACTGTTGCTGCGGCTATCGGATCTAAAACCATTGATTCCAAAATCCCGCAATCGCAGTGGAATTTGGACAAGATGGATGGCACGGGTGCAAGTGGCTACAACCTTGATCTGACCAAGATGCAGATGGTGGTCATGGACTACACTTGGTACGGCGCTGGTTTTATCCGCTGGGGTTTCAGGGATGTGCAGGGCAACATCAAGTATGCCAACAAGAGCGTTAACAATAACGTTAACACGCTGGCGTATATGCGCTCGGGCAACCTGCCTGCACGCTACGAAACCATCAACATCCCGCCGCAGACTACGATTACCGCAAGTATTGCAAGCGGTGATTTGTCAATTGCTGTTGTAGATACCACCGCATTCCCGCCTACCGGAACGATTCGGGTGCGTGCAACGGGCCAGAACGGCACCATCGAGTACATCACCTATACCAGCAAGACCGCGACCAGCTTTACCGGCTTGACTCGCGGTGCTACTGGTGGATCTGCTGCGACTGCATTCACGTACTCAGCGACTGCGCCCATCTCGGTGGAGTACGCAAGCAATATGTCTGCTCCCGCTCTTATGCACTGGGGTAGCGCAGTCACGATGGACGGACGTTACGACAACGATTTGTCTTTCCAGTTTACGGCTGCTCACGCTGCGCCTATTGCTAACGTGGCCTCCAACGTCACCGTTGCGCTGATTGCAATTCGTCTTGCTCCTTCTGTGGACTCTGGTTTTACAGGGGTGCTGGGAGCAAAAGAAATTATCAACAGGATGCAGTTGAAGATGCTGAACTTGTCGATTTTGTCGACCGGCATCTTCCGGGTAAACGGGTATCTGAATTCGACGGTGGCAAGCGGTACGTTTGCAGCGGCAGGCGGTTCTAGCCTTGCACAAACGTCTGTGTATACCTCAAACCTTACCCCGACTCTTGCAGGCGGTGAGTCGATCTGGTCTGACTTCACGAATACGGCAGGCGGTACTAACTACACGTTGACTACGTATGACCTGACGACTGTGCGCGATATGGGTACGTCAATTCTGTCTGGTGGAACTAACAATAACGTTCCTACCAGCACCGTTAACCTTTACCCGGACGGCCCGGACGTATTCATCATCACCGCTACCAACATCAGCGGCGTTAACGCAAACATTGCAGCGAAACTTTCCTGGACGGAGGCGCAAGCATAATGGCTATCAAAAAGTTCCAATGGGATGTAGAAAACACCCATCAAAAAGCGACTGTTGTTCGCCCGGCGCTTCCGCAAGATCGGACTCGGGATGGCAGACCTACATGGTCGCCGGGTGAGCTTCCGCAAGGCGGGTACCAGCCGATCTGGACGTTCCAAGGTGGCAACAGCAAGGACGCCCCGACCACTGCCAACACTACGAAGAACAAAGTTCGTAAGTTCAACGGCGGGAAGATGTGATGCAAGTCTCTTCTGTCGGCAGGAAGGCGATAGAAGGGTACGAAGGGTGCAGACTTACTGCATACCAGGATTCAGTAGGCGTCTGGACTATCGGGTACGGTCACACCGGGCCTGATGTCCACGCAGGACTGACTATCACACAGGCACAAGCAGATCAACTTCTGTTGGCTGACCTATACAAGTTTGAACAAGGCGTAAGCCAGCTTGTGCGTGTGCCTATAAACCAGAACCAGTTCGATGCTCTGGTTTCGTTCGCATTTAATCTTGGTTTGGGATCTCTTGGTAGATCCACCCTGCTGAAACTGTTAAACAGCCGCGACTACAAGGGTGCGGCAGATCAGTTTCTGAAGTGGACATACGCCGGGCATGAACAGTTACCGGGACTGGTGATAAGACGCAGGGCTGAACGCGCCATGTTTCTTACGCCCGTTGCCACCACCCAAGAAAAACCTATTGCTGCACCGCAACATAAACTTGCAGAGATGTCTGTAGAGGAGAAACCCGTGCTTCCAGTATTGACCGCTTTGCTGCCGACGATTGTCGGGATGATCCCGTCACTTGCAAAAGTGTTTACAGACGGAACCAGCGTGCAAGACCGCAATATCGCGGTGGCACAAAAGGTGGGAGACCTGCTGGTGCAGGTTACACAGGCTCCGAACCTGCAAGGCGCTGTAGAGTCCATGCAAGCTGATCCGAGCGTTCTAGAGGCCGCTAAGAAGGCCGTAGAGACAGAGTTCTACAGCCTTATAGAAGCCGGTGGTGGTGGTATTACGGGTGCCAGGCAGTACAACATCGAAGCCAGCACGAACGCCTTCTGGAAGATGCCTGCATTCTGGATGTCGTTAATCCTGATGCCGCTCTTGTACGGCACGGTGTATCTGGTGCTGACAAACCCGGAAGATTTCTCAGGTGAACTACGCGCCTCCGTCGTTAGCAGTGTCGTTACTGCAATTCTGGGTGGCGTGATTGGCTTCTGGCTCGGATCTTCTTTCACAACCAGCAAGAGCCGAGGCCTCGGCGCTGAGCCTGCCAGCAACCCCTAATTCCCACACCGGCTCGGCCTGCTGCGGATGCCGCAACACTCGACGCCATCGGATGGCTTGTGCAAGATCAAAAGCAAGATCGGCACGTTGCGAATCGTGGTGCCGACCAACTTCCTCGCACAGTTGAGCACACGCCTCACGCTCTGCCAGCACCGCATCCAGCCCCGACTCGGCCTGCTCTTTGTCAACTTGCGGCTCGGCATTTGTCAACGCTTTGTCAACCGGCTCGGCCTGTTGTCCTCTTGCTCGGATGGCATCAGCGCATTCTTCTGCGCTCATCATTCGATTTGCAAACCTATCGCATAACTGAGCGCACGCCTCACGTTCTGCCAGCACAAATGCTTGCGTCCGCGTCTGCCCCGGCGTCCTAACCGCCACCGGCTCGGCCTGCTTATCCCATGTGACAACCCCCGTGCGAACGGTCTTCATGGGCACGGCTTTGTAAGTTTCTTCCGGCTCAACCACCGGCTCGTCCTGCTGCTCCAGCGCGGCGCGGAGTGCGGTGATTGCTTCGTCACACTTACGCTCAGATGTGTGCTTGCCTAAGTTTTCAAGCGCATCCAGTGCCTGCTGCATAACTTCTCTGTCGCTCATTTTCCCTCCGTTTTAATCGGTTTGATTTCGAGATCCAATTTCGCCGGCTGATCAGCAGACTGCTGCGGATGTTCTTCCAGCAACCAATCAGCAACCCACGCCGCGCCGGGATATCTGCCTTGTCGTTCTGCGGCAACAGCGGTGGCCGCTGTGTTAATCAGTAAGTCTCGCAACCACCCCACCGGCTCGGCCTGTTTTTCCAGCCTGTTCCTTAGTTCATCCCTTTGTGCAAGCACGCACTCGGGGCGGGTGCAGTAATAACTGCATGAATGGATGTCGCTCATTCTGTATCCCCCGCTACCCAGATCGCCATTCCTCCAGTGCGCTCAAAGTCTTCCGTCTTGAGTCGGATGTACTGCTGACCCGACACGCCTGCCGACTGGACGTAGCCTTGAATACCCCAATCCTTGACCTCGGTGACAGTGACCATGCAGGCACCAAACATCTCCTTCTCTGGTCTGACTTGAACAATCTCGCCAACAATAATGTCGTCAGTCATATCGAATTGATCCAATTTGTTAATGACTCATCAATATCGGCTTGAAGACGCGCATCTGCGTATTTGAATCCTGAGTCCGATATCTGTTTTATCACCGCCACGATTCTTTCTTTGTCGGGAGATACGACCAGCAGCGCCTTCACGACGACTGCAAGTGCTACCTGCTGGCCGAGGGTCATTTCCCCTCCGCTTTGTTTATGTTGTGAGTGAATACTTACTTCTTGTCTGATCCCAGCACGTAGACAGCCCACAATATGACTAGGCAGCTGACTACGTTCAGGATCGCATCTAGTAGTTCGCCCATCATTTAGCAGGCAGCAGCCCGCCTTCAAAGAGATAGCTGCCCATATGCCCCAGATGAACCCACGGAGCGGCATATACCTTGAATCCGTGCTTCCTGGCGACCATGCAGAAGTGGTAATCCTCAGATAGCAGGCGGTTCGTACCTTCCTCGATGCTGCAAGCGAAGTATTCGGTGATCTTGTCGCCTGCTGCCATCTGACCTGACAAGTCCACCACATCGTTGTTGTAGACGGGTACCAACTCTGCGAGTTTTTCCATCACATCGCGTTTGATGCACATAAAGCCTGTGCCACCGTTCCAGATCTCGACAGGTACATCTCTGGCTACCGTAGTAGTGCCCTTGTAGTCCACCAAATTGACAACCAGTGCGCCGCTGTAGCCTCGCAGGTTCTGAGTCTCAACGCCATCTTTCGCAGCCCTGCTGACGCCTTCCCAGTTGATTTCTTTCTTGGGATAGATACCGCAGATGATGTCTTTGTCGGCTTCAATCATTGTGCGGACATCATCAAAGTTCCAGCGGATGTCTGCGTCAACAAAGAACAGGTGAGTCGCGTCTGACTGCATGAATTGGCGTGCAAGTGCGTTTCTGCCGCGCTGGATCAAACTCTCATTAAACATGGCGGCAAACGACATCTTGATGCCCTTGTTAGCGCACATCATTGCCGTTTGAATCAAGGATTGCGTGTAGTAGCCGCTGCACATACCGCCGTACATAGGCGTTGCAATCATTACGTGAGCCTGTTTTTTCAAAGCAAATCCACCTTTCACGATAAATCCTCGATTCGGAGTTTGTAGGTGACCTTTTTACGGGTCTTGTTTATAGGCTGACGTATCCAGCCGTGTACGTGGATCTTGATCCCGGCTTCCCGTACTGAATTCAAGTTAGGAGCCGCCAAAATCTTGTTTACGCGAGCAGAGACGGCGCTGGAAGTAGTTTGTACCGCCAGCACCTCATCCCGACGCAAAGCAAGAATGTCGCACCATCCCCAGAGATCCTTACGCTGGGCCGTAAAGCTGTTCCAGTGTTCGACTACCTCGCAGTAGTAGCCCAGCTCGCGCAGGTATGCGAGGGATCTCTGAGTAGGCGACGTTGCCATTAGTAGCTGGCGTTACCGTTAGACAGAGCCTGCATATCGTTGGTCTTGAACCAATTCGGCTGACGGCCACGGCCCGTCCAGGTCTTGCCGGTAGCCGGGTCAGTGTATTTCGGAATACCAGCAGGTTTTTCCTGTTTGACTTTCTTGCCAAAAATCTGGTCAGCAGTCAGATCGTGTGCAGCGATAAGATCTTTCACCTGCTTGATAGCGTCAGCCTGGTGTTCTTTTTTGAGTGCTTCGATTTGTGCTTCCAGATCGGCTTTTTGTTTCAGAAGGTCTTGAATCATGAGGTTGTTCCTTGTAGGTAAATTTACGGCCTCGGCAGACTTCTCTGGCCAATGTTGCGAGCCAGATAACGCCTTGGTTGTACTTGAGCGCGGATTCGTGTGAGCAGCATCCAGCGTAGGGACTTTTTTGCAGGAAGTCCGGTCGCCACCACAGATGCCACACACACTTTTCGCATTCGGGTTTGTCGTCAATCGTAAAGTGAAGACGGGGGGATTTCTCTTTCTTTTTTCTCGGCACGGTCTAATTCATGCCTTACATTTAAAAGCACTTGCTCCTTAAAAATGTCTAACGCACGCTCAAATGCTGCAATACAGCGCATACGCTCGACGGTTTTAGTAAAATCTGAAATGCGTTGATCAAACAGATTATCTGTCGGAATCGGCACCTCAGTTATCTTGAGGCTCCCACTTGAAACACCAGTGCTTGGCGGTGACGTAGGGGAAGACGGCACAAAGGAAGGATTGCTCGACCTGAGGAGGGCCGTAGCGGCAGCTTCCAATCTTTTCTTCATCATCTGTCTGCTCATCTATAACCTCCATTACACAGTATTTGCATTCCCAGCAAGACTTCATATTTCACCTCAAAAAGGTATGTCATCATCCAGATCAGGGCGAGTAGACGCTGCCCTCGCATACTTAGGCGTGACTTCCCGCACAACATGGCGCTCCGCTTCCTTCTCCTGCGCTGCACCTTCCCGCTTCTCTTTTGAATATGTGTCCTCAGACAGAGACACCAAGTCTCCGTATGGGGTTTGTTTACGCCAGCCGCTAATTTGCAGCTTCTCGCCCGCCTTATAGTCCATCTTTAGAATCAAAAAGCCTTTCCAGTCGGGAGCCTTTTCACTCTTCCGCTTCTCGGGGCTTTCCCAGAACAGGACGCCCTTGCCGGGCTGTTCAATATGCGTTGCCATTTCATTTCCTAAGTTTAGGGATTAGACCCCCGATATGCTGCAATCCGTAGACTGACATACCGGGGGCAGATGTTACTCTTCGTCGCGGTGCCTGGTGTTGTTTTGCTGCTCCATCAGTTGGAATTCCATTTCCTCGAATTCCTCCTTGCTTTGCTTTGGGAACCGCTCAGGCGTTCCTCCTGCTGCTGAAATCGCAGCATTCAACTTCAGCCGATCCATGCTGGACATGATGGCAAGCTGGTCAGCATTACAGGCACGCAGGTGGCCCAACTTGTCCACCTTCTGATCGTCGCTGTATTTTTTGCTGGCCTGAATCCTGACTACCAACGCCGCATAATTTTCGATCCAGTCATGCTCGGTCGGGTGCGTCGAGAACGGTTCTTCCATGCCCGGCACGTAGATCGGAATGCCTGGAATGTCTTCGTCAACAGGCGCAGGAGCATCCAGAACCTCGTTGAACGGGCTGTTAGTAGCTGGAATGACCTTACCCATGTCTTTAGTCTGCGGCGGCTTCTGAGGCTCAAAATCCTGTACCTCCTCGGGGGTGTATACACCGGCCACGCAGGCCGGGTAGACAGTGCGGATGCCCTCTGAGATGCACCGGGCACGCAACATGGCTCTGGGGTAATTCTTCCAGTTGTCCTTGCCGCCCAGACCGATACTGCGAGCCTGCTTCATCGTCCACTCGATCTTCACGCTGCCACCTTGCGGGTGGCTGAAGACTCCGGTGACCGCTTCGTCTGTGTATGCCTCCCAGTTGACCTTTCCTCCTGCCGTCTGGAATCGCGCCAACATGGCGTCCGCCTTGAGGGCGGGCCTGCCTTGTATTACGTGATAGTCCCTTGCTGCGATAGCCGGGTGCATCCCTTCCGCTTGTGCAATCAGCATGAGCGCCACAGCCTGCTCGGCGGTCTTCATCCCGAATAGCCCGGACTTGGCAATGGCGGTTGCCATCCTTTCAATATCCCCGATAGGGACTAATTCATTGCTCATTAGAAACCTCTTTATTTGATTAGAAAACGACGTGAGCCGGGTTGTTCAACAACAAACTGCGCGTGAATGTCTGGCATAGACACTTGAAACAGCTTGGCATCAAACTTCTTGCTAGGCTTGGATGACTTCCAGGTTGCCAGCACTTCATCCCCGACGGTAATCAGGGCTTCGTGCCGCCCCATCCATGCAAGAATCTGGGCTTGCAGGTCAGCTTCGGCAGACTCAAGCCGCTTAATGTCGTCCTTGATGGTCTTGAGCGACTGCACGGCCCTCTCGACGGCCTGAGTGGCGATTGCGACGGACGGATTGCTCACCGCGTAGGCCAGTTTGCAATCCTCAACGCTGCGAGGCTCGGGGATCGTGCCTGCGACGACATGGCCCCAGATAACTGCCATCTGCTTGCAGTGGGCGTCAATCTCTTCCTGCGTGAATCTGAGATCGAACATCTCGAAAGTCTGACCGCCAAACAACACGGCCAGAACCACGCGGTCAACCTGCCAGCAGGCAGCCTCATGAATGCACTGTGCCCGCAAGTAATGCGGAACAATGTTCTGATCCTTATCGAACAGCTTTGCGCTGAATGCCGAGAAATTCTTGCATTCAACTAACAGGCCATCACCGCGAAAGTCGGTATGCGACTTCATGTAAGGCAGGGTCGGGTGAACCGCGATACCGTCTTCAGGCTCCAGCTCCATGCCCAGAGCCCTAGCGGCCAACTGACCGATAACGGGCTGCATGGTGTGCCCCATCTGAACAGCCTCAATCCCTGACAAGTCAGGCGGTGCCAGTTTGCCCTGGCGCTCTAACACCACGCTAACAGCCTCGCCCTTGCTGATGCGGGCTGCATCCGTGGCCCACAGGCCGGTATTGCGGATCTCGGGATCGAAGTCGCTCATACACCCTCCGCTTTTTTGATTGCTGCGCGTGCGTTATCCCAGTCGGGACTGGAGCGATACCCGTGTGAGCAAACCCGCTTCAGCGCCTCCAACAGGTCGGGTGCGGCTGCGATCAATCGTGCATTGGCTTCAGCGTCGGGCATATGTCCGGTAACACCGCAGACAAACTCTTCAACCGACCGAGCAAATATCACAAGCTGATGATGCGGGTCTGTACATAGCGCCTCCCACGGTCCCGGTGTGTGCTTACTCATGGGTCACCCCGACAGACTTAGCAATGTATTTTTTCGGGACGTACAACAGAGCCTCGGGGCCACAGATGCCGTGATTGGCTCGATTGAGATCGCAGAACCCCGCGATAGGTGCGCCCGTTACCAGATTGACTTTTCCGCCCGCCGCGCAGCGGCTGAACTCTTCTGGTTTCTGGAATGACTGTTCTGGAGGACTCCAGTGCGTGCAGTGAATGCACAGTTTGATGGGTGATGATGACATTGAAGGAACTCCCTATTTGCACGGCGTTATTGCCGTGAATGAATTAGACAATTAGCAGATTAGATTGTGGTTGTTTTTCTGCAACTAGTGGCGGTTTTGCCACAAGTAAATTGCACGTTGACGGACTGTCTCCGCATGGGCTTTGCCTGCTGACGCGGCCAGCCCTAGCAGGGCACCGGCCATCTTCGCCGGATGATCGTGCATGAGTAGATCTACCGCATCCCGCTCTATTCGGGCTTCTGGGCATAGCTCGCAGACCAGTCGGCCTGTTAGTAGCATGACGCGCCTATCGTCGGGATTACAGGTGCATTCGCGGGTGACTTCAGTCATATCAAACTCATCTGGGACTTTTGCGTATCGTCTACTTTTTTTTGTTGTTTGTGCAGTTTAGGCAAAAACCCAACGAACCAAGTGTAATCACCATCTGGACGCCAGGCAGGTATCGGTATGCCTTGCATCATCAACTTGTGAATCTCGCTATTTGTATTGTTTCCGCGTCTCATGATAATTCAGGCGATAGATGCCCCAAGGGTGGTTAGCACTCCACCTCGCCCCGCAGGGGCCATAATCCCGGCCCTGCCTAGCGTACCCTAAGGCTACGATTCATTCGGTCACAGTCTTGTACCACGCTTGTACTGTGACCTGTACCTGGTCCCTCGTAGACAGGCCAGGCGGATCGATGGGGGTGTGACCATGACCGGTGTTTTCTCCCTGGCAGCCCATGCAAGCTCACTGCTAACGCGAGGGGAACGATCAAGTAGGCATAAAAAAAGGGCTTAAGACTGACCCCGGTAGTGTCCCCTAGTTAGGGGCGGAGCCAGACTTAAACCCTTGATCGACACTACTCGACGGGCTGATAGTACCAGACCCGCCGAGTGTGTCAATCCTCACCAGTTCCTGACCTTAACCTCCCATTGTTCGTCAGCCGGTCGATCGTCGTCATGCGTGACGAAAGCCTCACAGGGAGAATGATCGTCGCGGGTTTTATTTTCCGCCCACGTCGCAAATTCGACAGCTTGCTTTTTTGTCGGGAAGTACTCCCATCTCACCCCGAAACAGGGGAGCATATCGCGATTGAATTGCATATCAGCCTCCAATAATTGAATGAATCCAGATCAAGAAAATGACGATAAGCATGATCGCGCACAGCGCGAATATCAGGCCGTCGACTGTGATAGTGGGGAACCTGATGCCGGGCTGGCGGTCGATTCCAGGTACGAGGGCCTTCTGTACCCTCTGGGCGTCCTCGTCCAGTCGGGGACGGTTTCGGGGATCGTATGCGCTGCCGATTACGGGTCTGGTCATGGTTGTCCCCTAGTGAGTAACGATAACGGCCACGGGCGATCCCTGCGTGTTCAGACGCACGGTATACCTGCCGAATGAGTGACGGGTGACAATATAACGTTTCATGCCCAAATTACCGCGTGAATTGCGGCAGGCGCGAAGATAATGTGCAATCCAAGCACGGGATTCTGTGCCTGCGAATTGCGGCTCATCTTCAAAGTAAAACAGACCTGCGGTTTTCATGTGGAAACCTCCTAGAATGGTGCGGCCGGAACATCGTCCGGCATGGGCACGGGTTGCGTCGGGACAGGGTAGCGCAGCCGACCGAATGGCCAGCTTGCGTCGTCTTTGTAGGGCCAGCTCATTAGAAGTTAGCGTAGACGATGGAGTCGTCTAGTACCGCGACGACACTAGTTCGATCAGTCATCCAGTCAACAATCTGATCTAGTTCCGATTTGCCGGGGTCAAAATCGATTGGGATATCGTACTGCTCGATCAGTTCTGCGAATGTGCTTTCAGTATAGTCGCAGCAGATAGCGACAACATCCAGCTCGATCTCGACGCCGCTATCCGATTCCAACTGTTCCAGATAGTCGAACAGTTCAGAGAGAGCAACACGGCTGAACTGAGTACCCCGGCCTGCGTCCTTGAACGCTCGCAGGAAGTCATGACAATGAATGGTCGCCTTCATGCTGCCACCTGCATGGTGCGAGTCGGGAACTGTTTCTGTACGTCTGCGAGTACTAGAGCACGGATGCCGTGGGTGTCGAGATTGCCTTCCGGATAGCCGAGTAGGTCGAAAGCATGGTAGACAGCCTGCTCGACCGTCAGACGGGATACATGGTCGAGGACAAGCTGGATAGCCAGCACGCCGACTACGCGGCGAGTGTGCAAGCTCAGAGGGATAGTCTTAGTCATGGTAGGGAACTCCCTGATAAATGGTGGGTTAGATGCGATTGCGACGACGGGCAGCTTGTTCGCTGTTTTCGTAGATTTCAATCGCGGTGAAAAAGGCAAGTATGACCATGCCCACAATGTAGATTCCGCTGATGATGAAGGGAAGATAGTCAGCCATGGCAAGAACTCCCGTTAGATGCCGCAACAAGTGATGCGGTGATTAGAAGTATACAGGCTTAAGATGAGAATGCAACCCCTCTATATGTATATATAGTAGAAAATGAAACGTAGTATTTATGATACATAGTGTGTTGTATGTATAGACTATCGACAGAATACCTGGACTATCGAAGGTGACGATCCGAGAGAGATAAGCTATCGCCCGTCCGCTCGCTGCGCGTCGCTCCTTACATATGTGGTCTATATATATATGTATAGAGGACAGTAGATAGACTATCTACTAGGGGCTCACCCAATTGGGGTCTAGCTACCCTACGCTATACCTATATGTGGCAGTCGATCCTGGGCTGATCTGATGCGTCTGACAGGCATTGGCAACGGGCAGGGTAGACGGATCGGGTGGTGTGCGACGGCAGGCGGCATGGCCCTATGCGATGGGACGGAGGGGGCGTGTGTGCGAGCACCCCAACAGGCTCCCCCCCAAAGAAAAAATCATTTATGCTGTTGTTTCTCTGCCTCTCCTCCCCCTGTGTGGGTTGACCCGTCTGTGTACGGGTCTTTTTTTGTGTGTACACTCAGATGATTTAGTGAGGTGTAGATGCAAGCGTTAGAGATAGAGAAGGAAGTGCCTACCCCGAAAGAGCGGGTTGTGTACAAGTACCCGTACGACGATATGCAGATCGGGGACAGCTTCACGGTGCCGGTGTCGCACAAAGCGAATGTGATGAATGCTAACCACCGTGCTGGCAAGCGTCTGGCAAGACGGTTTATGGCCCGTACAGAGGGCGAGTACGTACGTGTGTGGAGAATCAGATGACTGACCAAGAACAGCTAGAACTTGCAGCGAAGGCAGCGGGGATTGAAGTTATTGGCGATGCTTTGTTTGATTTTGGTTATGGAATAGATGTTATTTGTCCAGAATCGGGCAACGATATGCAATGGAACCCGCTAAAAGATTACGGGGATGCGTTGCAATTAGCGGTTAAATTAAACTTAAGTATTCAAAACGGCGAGCAAGATCTTGGAGTTCGGGTTTGGTTTGTACGTAGCAAAGACGGTTTAATTAAAGTGCATGAGTTTTCTAGAAATAATCCTGAGAGAGCAGTTTGCAGGGCCATCGTCCGCGCAGCGGCAGAGATTGGTAAGGGGATGAAATGAGCATGACCACAGCGGTGGTGATCGTCACCAGCGGGCGAGCGGAGCTTGAGAACGCTGTGCTGAGTGTTCGACAACAGACGCGGCCTGTAGACCGGACGTATATCGTCACAGACGGAATCATGTCATTCCGGCAGTATTGCGATCTCCGGGATGATTACGCTTCTGCAAGCTGCTCTGTCAGTTACTGGGATGGGAAGATCGGTGGTGCTGGCCTGGAAGGCCGACGGCTATTTGCAGCAGCACCCGGACTTGTGAATGAAGACATCCTGTTCATGCTTCCTGACGACGATTGGTTTGGGATGAGGCACGTAGAAGACCTTGCGCGCATCATCGAGGATGGTAACGACTGGGCGTACAGCTTGATGAAGGTGTACGACAAGGATGGCAAGTTCCTGTTTGACGACATCTGCGAGTGTCTGGGGGAAGAGCATCCGGCGTACAACACTGGGGTGAACTTCGCCCCTACAGGCTCTATAGCCATGAAGACGCCCCTGTACGCAAACATAGCGTCTGTGTACAACAGCCGTGACTGGGGGCCGGACAGACTGTTCTACGACACTGCCAAGCGGATGTATCCCAAGTTCCGGGGAAGCAAGAATCACACGAACTGTTTCAGGCTAGGCGGTAACGAAGGATCGTCTACTGCTGACTTCTTCCTGCAAGGCAACAAACTTATGCGCGAGCATTACGGCAATAAGATGCCGTGGCAGAAATGAACTTTAATCTCAAACAGTTTTATAACTTCTGTTCTCAATTAAAGATTGAGACAAAAGAACATGGTCTGAAGAAGATGGATAATCTTCTGGGCACTCAGACATATGTGATGGATGAGATCGCAAAGGGTCTGGCAGATGATGTACATTTTTTT